TGGACTTTGATGTTCAAGATAATAAGTTTGATGACTTTCCCCATTTTGAAATACGTGACTAAAGAGTTTGTAGCAATAGGTATAATTGCATATATTGTTGGATATGTTCAACATAAAATTAAGGATAAAACTATTGAAGGATACAATAGATTTGGTGAAAGGGTTAATATATTGCAGCCATGGCGTAATGCCTACTTTTGTCCTGACTATTGCAATACTGATCACGTGCATTATGCACATGATATTAAATATCTATGTAATAGCGATACTATATGTAATCACTATGTTTATAGGAATATTAAAAAGGATAAAAAATGGCAAAGCAAAATAAAAGAGTAAGTGAGATAAGAGCTTTATATAATCTTGCTAATAACTGGACTAGAAAGCAATGGGAAAATGTCAATCAAAAAGGCTATGAGTTTGCTCATGATGAACAGTTGACTCACGAAGAAAAAACTATATTAGAAGAGCAAGGAATGCCTACATTTACTATTAATAGGATTCTTCCTGTTGTAGAAATGTTAAATTTTTATGCAACTGATAATAATCCAAGATGGCAAGCTATAGGCGTAGAAGGAAGTGATAGCGATGTAGCTGCTGTTATATCTGATTTGAGTGATTATGTTTGGAGTAATTCTAACGGTGGAACCCTTTATAATAATGCTATAAATGATAGTATTACTAAAGGTGTTGGTTATGTATTAGTATCAGTAGATAAAGATGCTGATAATGGTATGGGTGAAGTAGTATTGCAACAACCTGAGCCTTTTGATTTATTTGTAGATCCTAAATCTAGAGATATGTTATTCAAAGACGCTGCTTTTATAATGATTAGAAAAGTATTGCCTAAATCGCATTTAATGAAATTATTCCCAGCTGCAAAAAGAAAGATTGCAAATGCTGCTTCTGAAGACAATAATAATACTTATACTGAACGACCATTAGGAGATGATACTCAAAAGTTATTTATGCATAATGACCATAATGAACAAAATTCATTTGGAGTTACAGCTAAAGGTGAAATGGAAGAGTTGGTTGAATTTTTTGAAACATATGAAAAAGTTAAAGTATCTTATATTAATCTGTTTTATAGAATACCTCCAAGCCAAGAAGAATTAAAAGCTATACAACAACAAGCTGAAGTTATGGTTATGGAAATGCAAAAAGAAATGGAAGTAGAATTTTTAGAGCAACAAAAACAAATGGAAATGGCTGTACAATCTGGCCAAATGCTTCCTGAAAGATATCAATTAGAAATAGAAAAAGCTCAAAAAATGATGCAAGAGCAATTACAAGCATATCAACAAGAAGCAATTAGTAACTTGCAAGCAGAAGCTTCTAAAGTAGAAAATCAAATAATATCAGAAAAAGAATATAAATTATTAATTAAGGATGAAAAATTTGCAAGCAATATAGTAGAAGCTATACAATTCTATGATACTAGAATAAAACAAACTTGTACTGCTGGTGATAAACTAATATATGAATATGTATTACCTGAAACTATTAAAGAATATCCTGTAGTCCCTTTTCATTTTAAATGGACTGGTACACCATTTCCTATAAGTGCTGTAGCTCCTTTAATTGGTAAACAACAAGAAATAAATAAAGCACATCAAATAATGGTGCACAATGCTTCATTAGGATCTTCATTAAGATGGATGTATGAAGAAGGATCTATTGATGCAGATACATGGGAAAAATATTCTGCAAGTCCAGGAGCTTTATTACCTATTAGGCCAGGAGTAGAAAAGCCTACACCTGTTATGCCAGCTCCATTAGCTAATGCTTTCTTTCAAATAGTACAAGAAGGTAAGCATGATATGGAGTATTTAGCAGGTATATATAGCTCTATGATGGGTGATTCTGGTGGTGCTAGTGAAACATATAGAGGTATGTTAGCTTTAGATGAATATGGAACAAGAAGAATTAAACAATGGATGCATACATCAGTTGAACCAGCATTGCAACAATTAGGAAATATTGTATTGCAATTCTGCCAAGCTACCTATACAGCTAATAAAAGATTTAGAATAGTTCAGCCAAGCGCTATACAAGAAGGCAGGACTCAAGAAATTAATATTCCAATATATAATGATATGGGAGAAGCTATAGGTAAGTCTATGGATATAGCTGCTCATAAATTTGATGTAAGAATAATATCAGGTTCTACAATGCCTGTTAATAGATGGGCTTATCTAGAAGAGTTAAAACAGTTAATGCAACTAGGGGTAATTGATGATGTAGCTGTATTAGCTGAAACAGATATTAAAAACAAAGAAAATATTGTTAAAAGGAAATCATTATATGCACAACTTCAAGGACAGATACAACAATTATCAGAAGCTGTCAAAGACAAAGATGGGACTATTGAAACACTTGAAAGGCAGTTGGTCCAAGCTGGTATCAAAGGTAAGGTCATGCAAGCCGAAATGGAGATAACTAAAAAGAAAGAAGAAGTTAAATCTGGAGTTCAAGATGAATTGATGGAAACAGAAGCTAAGCAAAAACTTTTAAGAAACGTAATGAGCAATACAGCAGAGCTAAATAAAGCTCGTCAACAGGATTTATTACAGAATATGAAAAACAATTTGCAAAATAATAAAAAGAATGATTAAACTACAATGGTTTAATTTATCCAAAAGGAGAATAAATGATAGACAATCAAGAAGAAAATCAAGGTAACCCTCAAATAGGAATGCAAGGCGACTCATTTGAATCAATGGAAAATGATAACGCAGTGCCAGATTCTATTTCAGGCTCTGAAGATTTCTTTAATGAACTAGAGAATACTGTAAACAGTGGTATTCAAGATAACACTGAGGCAACCCAACAAGATAGTAGCCCCGAACAGGTAACCTACAATAATCAACAAGTTGGCTCCGATAATGTGGAAACGGTACAATCTGATAACAGCATAGATTGGGAAAAACGCTACAAGGATAGTAGCAGAGAGGCTGTTAAGTGGAGAGAACAGTATAAAGAAGTGGAAGCTTTCGTACCTGTTCTTCAAGCTATGAAAAAAGATGGTGGATTAGTAGAGCATGTAAGAGATTATTTGGTTAATGGTGGAAAACCTGCGCAATCAATACAAGAAAAACTTCAATTAAATGAAGATTTTGTATTTGATCAACAGGAAGCTATGTCAAATCCAGATTCAGACAGTGCTAAACTTATGAATGCACATGTTGATGGTATGGTTCAAAATAGAGTTAGTCAGATGTTAAAAGCTGAACAACAAAGAGCTATGCAGACTCAACAAATTCGAGCTAGAAAGCAAGAAGAAGAAGCATTTAAGAAAAAGAATAATATGTCTGATGAGCAATTTGAACAGTTTAAAGAAGCCGCTAAAAAGCATACTATGTCTTTAGATGATATCAATTATCTTCTAAATAGAGATAAAACAAATGCTAATGTAGCAAATGCTACTAAGCAAGATATGTTAGATCAAATGAAAAATGTTAGAAATATGCCTACATCCGCATCAGGAGCAAATAGTCAAAGCAATGAAACTAAAACAGTAGACAGAGATGTCTTTGATAGTATACTTGGCTTTGACAATAATGTTGATAACTTGTTTGGGTAGGCTTATATAAATTAAGTCTATCTCAAACTTAACCAAGGAGATAGACAAATGGCTAATATTAATAGCGTAACAGGTTCTAATTATACATCAGAACCTACGGTCGCTAGAGGATCGGCTGCGGCTACTGGTGCCTTACGAAGAAAGTATAACTTCGGTGATATGGTATCAGAACTTGCTTTGGCTCAAGATCCTTTCTTCCGTTTTTTAAGTAAGGTTTCTAAAAAACCTACTGATGACCCTTCTTTCAAATTTACTGAAAAAAGATCATCATACACAAAGAGATATGCATATATGGCAACATTTGATGCTACTGGATTGGCAATACCTGCAACAGATCCAGATGATAGTAATCATACAGCAGTTGTAAATAGCAGTCAATATACATTTAAGTTTTATACTGATTACGATAGTAATGGTAATAAGCAAAATATATATGGACAAACTATGTCATACTATGCTGGTGTTAGTGGCACTCAACCTCAATTTTTTATTCCTGGTCAAATTATAAAGACACCTGTATTTAGTTCTTCAGGATCTTTAGGTAATCCAACTGACTATGAATTATGGAAAATAAATAGTGTTGATTTAGACAGTATTGCTAATTATGCGGTAGTTAATGCTACTTGTGTAAAAGCTGTTAGTAATGTTAAATTCATGGATCCAGTATTAAAAACAGGAAGTGCTTTAACTACATCTTCTCAAGAAGATTTAGAACCATATAAATGTTATGTGGTTGGAAGTGCATTTGCTGCTGGTAGTGGGTATCCCGAAACATGGCAAGATCAGCCTTATGTAACAGCTACAGGTCAAACTCAAATCTTCAAAACATCAGCAGTGATGAATAATACTGATAGAGCAACAGTTCTTAAGTATGAAGGTAATGAGTGGGCTCGTATCTGGAAAGAAAAGCTGATTGAGCATAAATGGGATATTGAAAATGCAATGTTGTTTGGAAATCAAAATGCTTCAGCAAACACAACTGAAGGTGCTGTAAACTTTATTTCTACTTATGGTAATGCATTTAGCTTAGATACAGCTACTAAAACTCAAGATGATTTCTTGGATGATATGTCAGCTTTATTAGATCCTAGATATAACAATGCTACATCAACTGTATTCTTCTGTTCTACAGCAGTATACAACTGGTTGCATAAAATGTCTGGATACTTTTCTAATAATCTTGAACAGTCTCCAAACTTTAGAAGTGAGTTTGCTGCAGCTGGTAAGAAAAAAGTATTTGGTATCGATGTTTCTACTATTTCAACTGTGTATGGTGATATGAATGTTGTACGTAATGTTCATTTAGACTCTACTAATGTTAAAATACTAGCTATAAACATGAAATATTGTGCTTATAGACCACTAGTTGGAAATGGTATTAATAGAGATACATCAGTCTACGTAGGTGTTCAAACACTTGAAAACTCTGGGGTCGACAGACGAGTAGATCAAATCCTAACAGAAGCGGGAATGGAATGGTGTTGTCCTGAAACTCACGCTATGTGGGCATAATTAAGGAGGAATGAATAATGGCTAATCCACAATATGGACAAAATAGTTTTGATGATATTTTAGGTAATGCTAAATTATTAAAAAACAAACTAGCTTATATGACTTGGAACTGGGCTCATCTTGGATATGAAGCAAAAGCTGATGCTGATACAGATACAGGTTATACATTAAAAGACGGCTTTGTTAACGGCAGTTTATGGGATGGCGATGGTGCAGCAGCATCTATGGTTCTTCCATCTGCAACATTAGGCGCTTTAGTAGTATTTAGATTTAATGCGGTAGCTGATGGCGGCCAAAGCATTACATTCACCAATGCTACTGGAGATAAATATGATGCAGGTACTTTAATGTTAACTGTTAATAATGACGGTGATGGACAATTAATGCATCCTAACTATCTGCAAAGCTGGGTACAAACAGTTGCTACTAGTGGTGGTACTATTAAAACTACTGCTAGAACTCACAATACCTTAGCAATAGCATCTACTGCTAGTAATAACCAAACTAATATCGGAGCTGAGATAGCTTGGTTCTGTGAAGAGCCTGGTTATTGGAAGCTTGCATTTAGAGGTTCTGAGCTTGGTTCAGGTGCAGTTAATGCAACATTTGCTACTTCAGCTGTATAGTAGTAAATATTAAATAATTTCCACTCCTCTGAAAAGGGGAGTGGATAAACTAAAGGAGGGTAAAGAATGTCAAAAGGAATAGTAGCATCAACATCTGATAGTACTACAATGGCTATTGTAAAATCTTCATATGCTAATTCTTGGAACGTTCAAGTGGCTGAAATAGAATTTGATTGGTCGCAAGTAGGAAATCATAATGGTCAAGCTTTTAATCTTATAGGGCAACTTAAAGTACCTGCTAATTCATATATATTAGATGTTCAAGTACATGGTATAGCTTTATGGGTATCAGGAGGCGCAGTTTCTTTAATAGTTGGGGATGGTGATGACGATGATGGATTCATGGTTTCTACTAATTTAAAAGCTACTGATTTATTAGTAGGGGAAGCAAATACAGTAGAGCACAATGGTGGAAAAGATGGTGCTTATATAGATGGAGAGCAAAGAAAGTTTTACTCTGCATCTGCAAGGACTGTAACAGCCAAACTAACAGTAGCATCTAATGCTACAGCTGTTAGTGCAGGAAAGACAAAAGTACTTATTATGTATTGTTGTCCTCCAGTAGATACTGTAAAACCTTAATAAAACTAAATAGCCTGCTCCCCTGGAATGATATGGGTTCTTCTAGGGGGGTAGGCGCCTTAGGAGAATAATGGATTTTAAAACTCAAGTACAAGGATTAACAGGACTAACTATAAGTTCTAGTGGAACAAATCCTACTGAAGCAGAAATAAGTCAATATTTAAAAGATGGAGTTTTAGATATAACTTATAAAACTTTAGCAGCAAGACCTGCTGATGCAGAACATTTTTTAGTTGATTCTGATGTTCAAACAGCTCAAAGATTTGATCCTAAAAGTGGAGATGTTATATCTGTCGTTAGAGAAGATGGAGTTACTGCTAATTCTTGGAGACCTTGTATAAAGTTAAGTAATAATTTAGAATATTTAGTGACAGATAAAAATAGCTTGCATTATGCTTCTAAATTCAATCCTGCATATATTATATTAGATGATGGTAGAGTTAATGTTTATCCTGCTCCTGGAAGTAGTCCAGATAGATATAAAGTTTATTATATAAATAATGTTCCTATAAATAATGCAGGGTCTGCTTTAGCTCATTCCGATAGCGATATAGGATATTTCCCAGCTCAAAAGGTTTATCTTGTGTCTATATATGCAGCTATAAAAGCTTTAGAAAATAAATTAGGTGAATATACTATAGATGAAGAAGATATAGAATTAGTACAAGCTATGTCTGTTAATTTAAGTACTTTAAAGCAAAGCTATAATTCTGCTTTAGGAATGGTAGCACCCCAAGGAGGAGATTCTAAATAATGAAAGTGCAAGAGATAATGGAAAGAGCTGGTGTAAATGGTACTGGTCGTGCTATAGCTTATATAAAAGATGCTTTAGAAGAAATTATTTTGAAAAGCGAAACCCATATTAAAGTAGAAAGACAAGATTTAAAGAAAGATCAAAGATATTATGATTTACCTCATGATTCTGTTAAGATTATAAATATAAGATGTAAGAATCAAAATAATTCAGAAGATAAATATGAAACTATACCTAGAAGTATTTATGTTCCTGCTAGAGGAGATGATGATGGCGTTTAAAAAGTATGCATATTATTTACAAGGAAATAAATTAGCTATAGTAGAATCAGAAAGCAGATCTTCTTCTGGATTTAAAGCTGTAGCTCATTGCACTATAGGAGGTCATACTACTAAAGATGCTTGTGAAGCTGCTGGAGGTCAATGGGTTCCAAGTAATAGTGGTAGCTCTATAGGTTCTTTTGAAGAATGGCAAAGTCCTTTAGAAGATATAACAGATGGCTTAGAAATAGAATATGCTTATTCTCCTACATATTGGGTAAGTGATGAATTAAGGAATATGCAAAACAAATTCTATATTAATGGATGGACAGTAAGAGATGGTTATCTTACTTTTATTAGAAGTCATGTAGGTTCTACAGTTGCTAATTGGACATCTTCTCCTTATAACGCAGTAGGAGCAGATGAGCATATACTTATAAAAGGAAGTGACAGATGGAATGGCCTTCATAAAATTAAAAATGCATGGACTCAAGGAATGCTACAAACATACACTAAAGTCCATGAAGCTGAAATAGGAGTTACTGGTAGTAATAATATTGACTTTGCCGCTGAAGCTACTGTTGATGGAGTTTCTCTTTCTAAAATTGTAGCAAATAATAATTCAAATATATTTTTAGGTAATATCTTTTCAGCAGGAGATTATATAGCTATAGATAATGGTGATGCGAAAAATGTTGGATTATGGAAAGTTCACAAAGCAGTAACAGAAGATAATGCCACTACAGAATCAGATTCTTATATATATATTAAAAATAAATATATTGTGCCTTTAGATTTAGATAAGGCTAATGGGATAACATCAGTTGAAGTAGAAGTAGAAGATACTACTCCTGATACAAACGCCCATGATAATTCTAGTGCATTTATATCTAAAGCATATAGAGATCATTGTTATTTAGTAAGTGATGTTAATGTAATGGAAGATGAAGATTTTGATATAGATTTAGATTCATATTTATGTAAAGCAATAGTTTATTATTTGAAAGGTAGAGTCGCAGAAGATTCAATGGATATAGAAGCAAAAGAATATTTTATGAAAGAATTTCACAAGATGATAGATAAACATGACAGCAGGTTAATAACGGCTGTTAGAAAAATACAAGCTCCTATAGTAGGAGTAAGATAATGGCAGATACATTAAGAACAGCAGGTGTTGGTATGGGAGGTTTTTGGATATCTTTTATGGAGATGGTACCACCAGTGGTAAGTTTACTAGTTGGGGTTTCAACATTTATCTATATGTGTATAAAGATATTTAAAGAGATAAAATAGGAGGCTATATGCCTAATGTTAAAGATGGTGTAATAAAAAGAGCTATAGTTACACCAGACAAACATTTCCCATTAGCTGATAAAAAAGCTATTAATGTAGTATGTAAAGCAATAGAATTAGTAAAGCCAGATACATATATTGATCTA